TATAACTGAATTTACTTCTAGCTTTAATACTGCAGAAAGAGGAATCTTACAAAGTACGGAAATCATCTTTCTAGCTGAAATCTCTTCTTCATCATTAGGATTACTTATCTTCATAAGATACTGATACTGCTCTAGAGTAATCTCTGATAAATCAGTAGGGATATATAATTTCGCTTCCATTCTATTTAATAACTTTTTTTAATAATTATGTACTACCTTGCTATATTTGTAACTGCTTATGTTCTCATAATAAGTTTTAGGTTTTAAGGGAGTTCTTATGGATTCCCTTTTTTTATCTTATATGATACGTTCCTCTATTCGGATTTCCTAGAGCTTTAGTAATAAAGTATCTACTAGCATCTATTCCGTGATTCCATTTATCCTCAGGAATACTCTTATTAGTTTTTTCTATCCACGAATAGTTCTGAAACTCCTTAATTAGATTTTTAGAATCTTTATCTATTACTATCTTATACTCATTCATTAAAGATATACCTGCAGTTACGCTACCTGCTCCCTTCTCTGCTTCTACTATATTTAATCCTCTTTGCCTAAGCTCTGATATTAAGCGAGGTTCTGCAGAATCAGCTACTATCAGCTCCTTATCTGCGTACTGCCTGTTATAATCGTATAGATGCCCCGTATTTAATCCTACTTCAAAGAAGCACTCCTTTAGATAGATTTCTTTTCGCTTTCTATTTATACCTACCTTAATAAGAGTAGAAGGATCATTACTAAATCCGAAATCCTGTCCGAATCCTGTAATCTCTCCATCTTTATAATCTCCTATTTCGAAATTACTAAAGATAGCTCCTGTAGGCTGTGCACGTTCTCCAGTTCCGTAAACTTTCCACCAATAAGAATTATTTTTCTTACTCTCTATATCTTCTATCTGAGCAGTAGTTAAGTGAGGATTATCTCTATAGGTAGTAATTAAAGGAGGATTCTTTTCAATGTATTTATCTAGCCAATGTTCAGAAGGCATCGCAGGATTAAAATCAGCTATTATTCTATGCCTAGTTCTAGGAAATAACTGATCTATAGTTTCTTCAGGAAATTGATTCGCTTCATTTATCCATAAGATATCTCTACTCCTACCATGTATCTTATCAGGATTATCTGCTCCGTAATAAGATATAAGATTTCCAAATAGATTAAACTGATGATCCGTTTTATTATGTAGGTTTGAGTTGTAGAGATTATGCTTTACTAGTACATCATAGAAATCTTTCCATGCAGTAGCTTTAAGAGCAGTAAAAGTATCTCTCACTATATCAATTTCTAGTCCTGCGTTCTTATACTCTTTGCAGAACCAAATGAGATAATAGATAGTACTATAAGTTTTACCTGAGCGAGTTCCTCCCTGAAGGAGAGTTATCCTATTCTTAGGTACATTCTTTTTTAAGTAAGTAAAGTTAGGATTCGCTTTCATCCTTATCTAGCCATTCAGGAAGATTCGTATCTATATTAGTTTGTTCTATATGCTGAACTGCAGTACCGAAAGCTCTATCTAGTACTGCTTTATATGCATTAGTATCTTCTTTCTCTATAGCCTTAGATATTTGTGCTAGGTGCATCTTTAGCTCATTGTTATCTAGTGCTAATAGCTCCTTAAGTAGTGTACTCCCATGCTTAGTTCCTTTCGGCTTTCCTGCAGGATTTCCACTTTGCCCTTTCTTAAAAGGTTTTAGATTTTGTTCGTTTGCCATAGTTCACTGAATTCTCATTGATTTATATTCTATTCACTTTCTTCTTCTTTATATGTATTATAGACGTTAGTAAGCTTCTTAATAAACTCTCTCCAGCATGAAGCACAGGTAGTAGATTCTTCTTTTCGATTAAAGATTCTATTATACATCTTTAATAATACCATAGCTTCTGAAGGTTTAATTCTATCCGTATTTTTATCGTACCACTCTTTGAAAAATAAGTACTCTTCTTCTAGCATACAATTAACTTTTTTGTACGGAAATAGTTCGTTAAGCTTCTGCTTTCTTTCATCACATCCGCAGTCCTCTCCTACCATCCATTTAACTAGCTTCTTTATTCCTGTAGCTTCAGTTATCTTCTCTATAGTATCTCCTAGTCCTTCTGAAGGAGTAGTAGTATAAACTTTCTCTGCATTCGCTTTTTCTAGCTCTGCTTTAGTTCTTCTTTTTCTCTTTGGCTTTTCCATTGTGTATATTCTTTGCTTAAATCAAATAAATCATTTCTTAATCCCTGAGCTTGCTTTCTAGCTTCTGCTAAATCATAAGTCATATCAGTATAAGCTCTTTGTAGACGTTCGTTCTCTTCTTCTAGTTCTTTGATTCTTTTAGCTTTCTTTCCGATTACTAGAACTAGCTCCATTATAGCAGTCTTATATTCGTTCATAATCTTCATTCTTTAGATCAATAAAATCTTCTTCTATTTCATTCTTTATTCTTCCTTTACAATTCTTCAAAGTATTAAAGATAGATTTCAGCGAAATGTTAGTTCCCTTTGCGAGAGTTCTCATACTTTGCCCTTCCTGAACATGGAGTTCAAATAGTATCTTATCGTATGTATGCCATCTATCTACTTCTTCTTCTATCTTCTCCTGAATAGTATTTAAGGCTTTATGATAGGTTATATCTAGTTCTTCTGAGCTTAGAGTAAGTACTGAATCTATATCTACCTTTTGTATTTTAGATTTCTGCTTTTCGTAGGTTATGAAAGTATTTTTTAGAATCCTCCAAATGTAAGCTACATTAGGCTCTCCATTTATTATTACTTTATCTCCTGCATTAGAGTTATGAATCCGTACATACATTTCCTGAACTATATCTTCTGCGTAATTATGCTCTCCAAAGTTCTTTACTATAGATACCCACTCTTTATGATGCTTTACTAGAATATTAGACCAGTCTTTCACATTGTTTATATTTCCGTCAAATATACGATTAAATTCTAATCAATTATTTTAAGGTTAAAAAAAACTCCTAGTGTGAACTAGGAGCTAATTTACTTACATAGTTATCTAACTTCTTCAGAGTTTCTATCGAAATAGGTTTCTTATTTAGAAAGCGATCTATATGATACTGATGCATCTTATATCCTTCATTCTTTATTTCAGTTACTATCTGATTTCTACTCTTTGTAAGTAGGATAACTTTAAGCTCTTTTCTTAATAAATCATCTTTGATATACATCTCTTAGAATCCTAGTCCAGTACTATTTAAAATCTTATCAGTAGTATTTTGAAGCTCTTCCTTCTTGAAAGGTTCTGAAAGCTTAATAGATAGATACTGCTCTCCTGTTTTAGTTTCTCTGATCCATCCTGATACCTGATACTCTTTCCCTTCTACATTTAACTTCCCTGAATAGTTAGGATGCTTTTCTTCTTTTCGGTTCTTATTCGTAAATAAAGCTCCTGAATTCGTGTTATCGTAACTCATTTTTTAATTTATTAAATTGTTTATAATTGATTGCCATTCTTTACTTAATTCTTCGCTAGTAAATAGTATTCCTGCGAATCCTACTCCTGCTAGAAAGTACATTAGTTTACTTTTCATGCTCCTGTTTTAATCTCTCTAGGTATAGAACGAAATCCATAGCTTCTTCCTGAGCATGATTTATCCATTCTAAAGTACTTAAATCCTTTCTTTCTAGATTCGTTCCGTACTTCTTTATTCCTGCTTCAGATCTATCTGCGAATTTATTCATAACCTGAATTACTATTCTATCTACCATTTTATTCTACATTAAATTCCTCATTATAATAAACTTCAGCAATTTTCTTAAAATCAATTATGTCTTTAAGTGTTGATTTTATACCCAAGTTTTGTAAAGTTGCTTTAGTAACATCTATAAATACTTTTTCTATCTGCTCTTTCTCCATCTCTAGTGCTTTCTCATATACTGCTTTGATATCATTCGCTAATATCCTTTGATAAAACCATTCTACGGCAGTTTGTTTTTCCATCTTATTCTACATTAAATTTTTTAAATAGTGAATTATAGTACTCTCTGCATTCTAGTACTCTTTCCTTTATCTTTTCAATTACTGAATCATTTCGCTCTACTAAAAAAGCTTTTACTCTTTGAGTTTTAGGAAATCTATCAAAGTTATGTTTAGCTCTTATGAACTCTTCTATCTCTAAATCTTCATCTATTACTCCCTGCTTCCAGTATTCAGCTCTGATTTCATCTAGTACCTGCTTTTCAGGAGTATTGATTAAGCAATAAGCTAAAGTACTTACACTCTTTCCTGTAAGCCACATATATCCCTGAAGTTGGTAGTAGTAATCCTTAGGAATATCTTCTAGCTCCATAAAGAAAGGAAAGCTAGTACCTGAGTAACTTACTTTAATATCTGCTAAAATAGAATCAGTAGATACATCCGTATGTCCTTTGATATAATCATTTTCGTAGTATTCCTGCCCTCCATTCTCTATATAATCAAAATCTAATCCCCATCCTAGTACTTCATTAGCTAGAGCTATTCCTTCCTTTTCGCATTCGATACCTTTCCTAGTTTGTTTAGAACTAAAATCTTTGAAGATACCTAGCTCATTTTCTAGGAATCTTTCTTCGATAAAAGTTTTAGTAGTTTTAGATAGTAATTCTCCTTTAGTTTTAGGAGAACTCATTATCTTTCCTATAGCTGAACATCTTACTTTCATACCTGAGCTAGTTTAATTATTTGTTCCTGTGTTAAAGCGAATTTATCTAATAGCAGTTCTTTAGTTACTTTACCTTCTGCTAGTGCATTAAGAGCTGAGCTAAATCTTTCTTCTGAGAGCTTTTCTTTCTTATCAGCATCTCTAAGTTCATTCCCATCATTATCTACTGCCTGAAGCGATAATAAGCTCTGTAATGTAGCTCTCCGAAAGTAAGTAACTCCTGCTATCTGCTTCTGAGGATCATTTAGAATAGGTAGTAGTAATTTACTCTCTACTTTCTCTCCAGTTTCAATATCAATTATCTGAGTTACTACGCATCCTTCTAGAATAGGTTGTAGTACAATTAAATTGTATTTAAGTAAGATAGGTTCTACTGCATCTAGAATAGCATTGAGATCAGCATACTTCGATTTAAAGTAAGGATTATCTTTCCCTTTAGTTACTCCTTTAATCTCATGCTTTGCTTTCCATAGCTTTACATAAATTCCGAATCCTACCATAGGTACTGATTCTACTTCCTGAATCTCTATAAGGTTCTCAGGTACTTCTACTAGTTCTTTTTTTGTTCTCATTATTTATAGGTTTTGAATTATACGCAAATATAGTAATTAAAAAGTAATTAAGCCCCATAAGATACTAATCTTTCTTCTCTGCTTAGGAACTTCATTCTCTACAAAAATCATAGTTCTCTGATTATCCATCTTTTTACTCTTTTGTTTTAATAGCCATTCCTGCTGATCTCTATTAACTGCTTCATAAAAATCATAAACTAGAGCAGAAGTAGGAGGAGATAAATAATTCCATTTATATAGCTTCTTTCTTCCTTTAGTAAGCTTTGTAATAATTCCTTCTTTTCTTAAAACGATAATAGCTCTATCAGTTATTTTTAATCCTCTAGTAAGGTGCTTACAGGTAAAAGGTTCTTCTTTTACGCAGTATTCATAAACTAGCTCTAGCAGTTCTTTGTACTTAATTAGTACTTCTTCTTTTTTACTCATTTGTTATAGGTTTTACATTTATTCCTTTAGTCCAATATCCGTTACTTAAATCTAGTACTACATTAGATTCTTCATCTAGTACCATTTCCCAAGCTATAGTATTTACTTTTATTCCTGATAGCTTTCCTTTAGAGCATACTTCGATATTTATTACTCTCAAAGTTTCTGATTCCCAGTTAATTTTTTCTCCTCTCCGTAGAACGCTCATAGTACAATACTTTAAGTTCGTGAATAGATCGTAAATCTTCTATAGGTAGCTTAGAGTAGATAGTGTATAATACACTACGAAAGCTAGGAGATTCTCTAGAGTAACTTCCATTCTCTTTAAGTCCTCTCATTCTATATCCGATTATATCAGCTAGGATTATCTCTCTTAATAGATTTTCCTGTTCTTCCTGTTCTTCTAAATGAAATCTCATTTCTCAGTTTTTATAAGTTCTACTTCTTTAATTAAAGGTAGCCATAAATCAGCTCTCTTCTTTGCATCAGCTTCTGATACTGCTTCTACTATCTTATAGCAGTTCTTCCAGTCCTCAGAAGGTCTAGTTTTACATTTGTAGGTTACTTTATACGTTCTCATAGTTTTAATTTATACGCAAATATAAACTTATTTCTTTTAATAAATCAAAAAGTCAAAAATATTTTATCTTATCCTTATACTCCCTAATCAATTCTTTTAGCTCCTCCTTAGTAAACTTACGTGTAACATTAGAAAGTTCATCTAATCGGCTTATTTTAGCTTCTCCGATGCGTTCTATAAGTCCTTTCCGATATTGGATAAGATTTCCACTCAAAAATTGATTACAGGTTAT